TCGCTGTATCGACTTTGGCAGACCATCCTTTAAATGTTTCTTCTTCGTCTAGAGTAGTTGCGTTATCGTATGCATGAATCATTCTAGTATCTGTAATTCTAACCGCATCGTACTTATATCCTAGATTAGTATCTACATCTTTGTCACTAACTGCTGGAGATACTTTTGCATCGACTACATTCTCTGTTGTAAGGACTTTTTCAAAGACCTCGTTTTGTCCACCTGTTCTAATCATTGGATGACCCGAAAGGTGTCCTTCTGAATTTCTTGAAAAAACTTCATCAATAGAGTAAAGGTCAATTTCTTCTACTTTTCTTATAGGGTCATATGTCAATTGAGTTGATGCATAAGCACCCCCAATCATTCCCCTTAAAGTGTCTGCTCGTTGCGGGTGTTCAATCGATTCAATAACGGTATTAACCCCACCATCAGCATTTGCATCTATATCTGCAGTTTTGGTATCTCCTTGTCTAGACCCATACGAAAATGTAAGAGGAAATTCTTGTTGGAACATTTCATCAATACTTTTAAAACAGAAACCACCATTTAAGGTTTCGTAAAAGAACATACCATTCTGATATGTTGCGTTATCAGCCATACCTTTGTCACTGTTGTTCACACAAAAATCTATGAACTTATCAATCGTCCAGTTAGGTAAAACCATTTGTTGGTTTTCGGGTTTAGTGTCTTCCCAATGAACGAATTCCTCTGTAGGTATGTGACCTTCTTCGATAAGAACGTTCTGCAACATCTTATCATATGAACCACGCATGACTCTAGATACTCTAGTATTTCTAGCAGTAAACATCCGTGGGTCACACACTTTGAGAACATAGGATTGAGTTGATTGGTCAACTCTATTAATTGCAGTAATCTTGTAAACTTTTAAATCTCTGTCAATACTGAATTCTTCAGAAGCTTCTTCACCCATGCCTTCAATCTGTTTGATTGAAATACGAATGTACTCATCACCAACAATCTTAAAATTTTTCAATAAATCAAGACCATCAATAATATGGATATCACCCGTAACGAACTTATTGTAGATACTTTCATACAGACGAAACATTAGAACTGAATTCTGTATGTCTACGGATTCACCTTCTTGGTTCACTAAATTTATGGCATCGATGGTAAATACACCACCTTGCATATTTTTCTTTTCAGTCATAATTACGCCATTATGCGTTCAAACTCGGATACAACTCTTCGTATGAATTCGGGTCTGATAACTTTGATAGTTCTTTTCTTTTCGTTTTCTTCCAGTTCTTGGTGTTGGAAAGTTTGAGGAACCCAATTACCTGTTTCAGTTAAATCATTATTTAAACGTATCCCCGCATCAAAGGCATCAGCATTATAATAGTATGCAGTCGCATCTCTACTTTCTTGCACTGAGTTTGGTGTAAATGATTTGGTGCTGTTTAATCCTGTAACTTCTTGGTTTGCTTTAAACTTTTGACCATTGACCGTCTCTACCCATATGCGTTTAAATGTTGGGTCTACTTTTAACACCTTACCTTTAGCACTTCCCTGTGATACATCTTCCCCTACTAAAAATTTACTGGTTGATGATACTATGTCTGTACTGTTTGGTGCAACTAGAACTTGTCCACGATATTTGTCATCTAAGTAGTTTTCAAAGGTTTGATTGTCCATATGCCAATCATAGTAATTAGTTATCTCATTAGCAAGAAACAAAGTCCAATGTAAGTCACCGTCACCGTATAGTTTTGATGCAATAATATCGGGACGTTCTCCGTCTTGAATTTCGTAGACAGTGTAATCAACTATATCACTTAACGTGTTTCCGTTTATTTGTGCTTTACGGAAGAAGTCTTTGATGGTAACAATTCTACCATCAGAAAGTTTATATTGTATTTCGGGAAAGTTTTTATATAATTGGTTAGCCATTACCCATCACCCCTTGTTTGTCTATCACGAATACTGTAGTCAGCACCAGTAATAGACTTATCCCCAACTGGGGAAATCTTTTGGAAGTTCTCTTGAGTAACAATTTTGATTTCTGTAAAGTCTAACTTCATAGCAGACTTGGTTGGTTGACCATTCTCAAAAAAACCTAATTCTGTGTCACCATGTTGGATGTCGCAACCTGTACAAACCATTGGCATAAAACCGTCTAGTCTTTCTGCAATAGGGCCTTCCCATTCTACATCAAATACATTTGGGTAGTTAAAGAAGTTTTCGTTTTCTGTTGTTTCAGACGTACCAAAAGTATCGGGTAACATTGCAGTTCTAAAGTAGTACATGATTTGCTGAACCATGTCTGCTTCTTCCTCAGAACGTGGATAGAATTCATACTGAAATGAGAAAGAACGAAATCCAATACCTTCTAACAACTGTTCTTCCATCGGGTTAACTGCTCGTCCAGCATTCATGTTCATGAAATCACCTGTAGCAGAATTCATCAATTTGTTTATAGCAGCTCCTGCCATGTTTTTAACTTCACCCGCAAATTGTTCTAGGTCACCACCACCACCAAAGAAGTTGCCAGATTCACCCCCATCAAACATATCTGCAAGTCCACGGATACCTGAACCAAAACCTTGAGTCTTATAGTTAACGGTGAAGTTACTTGCTAAATGTTCGGGTTTAACGTACATTGCTATTTCTATATCTTCTTTAGATAATAGGTTAGCTGCATTTGCACCTTCTCTTGCCTCACGAGCACGTGTTCTGAAAATAATGTAGTTATCTAGTTGGTCATATAGTGGATACTGTAAGTCTCTTGACCCGCTTGAAGGAGTTTTTTTAGCAAGACCCTTTGCTTGGTTTCTTGCATCTAAGTTTTTTTCTAAAGAAGACCGTCTTTTTTCCAAAGTTCTTTTTGCTTCTTCTGCCTGTTCCCCTAATTGGTCAAGGATAGATGTCTTATTAATATTCTTTAGTTTACTTTGAATACCCTTGGCAGAGGAGACAGCGGACTTTGCTTGATTGACCTTGTCTAGTAATTTGCTTAAACCCATAAATACCTTCGTTATTAATTATATTGGTGTTATATCTATTTATGTCTTACAGTGGCAAGTTCAAACCTAAAAACTATAAAAAATACAAAGGTGACCCTACTAAAATATACTATCGTTCTCTTTGGGAGCGTAGATTCATGGTTTACGCTGATTCAAACCCCAATATCATTGAATGGGGGTCTGAAGAAATCGTTATACCTTACATTTCTCCTCTTGATAAAAGAAGACACAGATACTTTCCTGACTTTTACATTAAGTATGTAAATACTTCGGGACAGACTGTACGGGAAATCATAGAGGTCAAACCTAAGAAACAACTCAAACCGCCTGCTAAACCACAACATAGAGTTTCCAAGAGATATTTAATGGAAGCACAGACTTATGCGGTCAATCAGGCAAAATTCAAAGCAGCAGAATCCTACTGCAAAGACAGACGCTATAAATTTCGCATATTAACTGAAGACCATTTGACCTAAATGCATAAATAGATGTATGGGACAATTACTGGATGACTTAAACAACGAAAAACCAAGTGAACTTCGTCAACGTAGTCAAGACAGTTTGAATTGGTTCCGTAATAATTTAAGACAGATACGAGTGCGTTCTCAATCTTTGCTAGATGAAGTCGGCCCAACCACAACAAGAGTTGAAATGGGTAAACTTTACATGTTTTTTTATGATGCAAAGACTAAGGCAAAGTTACCTTACTGGGATTACTTTCCTCTCTGCATTCCTATCAAAAGATATGATACTGGGTTCATGGGTTTGAATCTTCATTACCTACCACCAAGATATCGTATTAGATTGTTAGATGCATTGTACACTAATGTAGAGGACGGTGGATTTGATATCAACTATAAGATGGTGCAAAGTGTAGGTGCATATCGTTGGGCAAAACCTTGCGTGAAGCAATACCTAAATGGTTACTTCGATAGTTACATAAAAGAGGTTGAACCCAAGTATTGGGATATGGTGTCCATGTTACCAACAACAAAGTTTAATATAAATGCGAACACAGTATACGCTGAAAGCATGAGGAAGATTTAATGGCAATAGAAAACCTAATTAATAAAGGTATCTCCACGTTTCTAGGTGGGGATGATAAGGGAACTGGTATCGATAGGTTTGTATCAAACTTTGATACTGGTGCAAGAGCAAATAGATTCCAAGCAGACTTCTTTGGCCCAATGGGGTTATCGTTAGAGGGATTACGTTGTGATACTGCTTCATTGCCAGGAAGAACAATCGAATCTACTCCATGGTCTGAATACGGACAAAAAAGACAAATGCCCAATGCAGTCAACGATGGTGGTGAAACTATATTTACTTTTAATTGCGACCAAGCATTCGCTGATAGACTCATCATCGAAGCATGGCAGTCTTTAGTATTTACTGCTGGAGAAGGTAGTCAGTTGCAACCAACATTTGCATATTACAACGATTACATTGGACAGGTTGATATAACTCAGTACAGGACTGACGGCGGTTCTGCGTTGAAGTATAAATTATATGAATGTTATCCGAAAACATTTGACGCAATGGCGTTAGACGCAAATACTCCCGATAGTATTTTGAAGTTCAGTTGTACAATGGCATACAGAGGGTGGGAAGTAGAATATACAGAACCACCAGCTTTATCGGGACTAAATAAAGGAAGAAGGGCACTTAATGCTGTTATGGAAGGACTATCAGTCGCTTCTAGATTTGGTAGTAAAGGTGATAAACTTCTTGGAAAGTTAACCAAAGCAGATACTAATCTTGGTAAGATTAATAACGTATTCGGCAATGGTAACTAATTATATAATTGAGGAAATAAATTATGGCATTACCAATACAAAGTGCACCAACTTATAAATGTGTACTACCAAGTGACGGCCGTGAAGTAACATTCAGACCGTTTCTTGTTAAGGAACAAAAAGTTTTAGTAATTGCGAAAGAGGGTGAAGACCAAAGTCGGTCACTTGCTTCTATAAAGCAAATGATTAAGGCAGTAACATCATACGATGAAAACGAATGGTTGGACGTTGAAAAACTTCCTATGTTTGATATTGAATATCTGTTCATTAAAATTAGAGCAGTATCAGTTGGTGAAACTGTTAAACTTAATCTGCCTTGTAAGGACAATGACTGTAAAGGAAGTGGAGAGGTTACAATAAACCTTGACGAAGTTCAAGTAACTAAGTCAAAAGGTGTTGAACCTAAAGTTATGATAAACGACAACTTGGGTGTTGTGTTAAGGTATCCCGATTGGGGACTTATGGAACAGGTAAATAAAATGCCTGCCGACCAACAACCCTTTGAAATGTTGAAGCAATGTATCACTGAAATTTTCGATGAAGAAAATGTATATGATACAGATGATGTATCGAAAAAAGAACTCAATGAGTTTGTGGATAGTTTAACATTTCCACAAATGGAACAATTAGGTGCTTATTTTGATGACATGCCTAAAGTTTATATGGACGTTGACTTCACCTGCTCATGTGGAAAAGAACAAAGTAGAACCATGGAGGGCCTACAAAGTTTTTTTTGATATGCCTTTCTCATGAGAGTGTATTGAATTATTACAATACGAACTTTCAGTTGATGCAACATCATAATTATAGTTTGGGAGAACTTGAAAATATGATGCCATGGGAAAGGGAGATTTATATTATGTTATTAATGCAATTCCTAAAAGATGAACAGGAAAGGCAAAAAAATGAACAAGCCAAATATAAATCACAAAGGAGATAGACATGGCAGACGAAAAATTTAGTGGTGACATGAGTCGTAATGAGGTAGAGATTGACCTCAGTAAGTTCATGGAACTCGTAACAGAAAACTCAGCACTTAAAGCTGAAATTCTACAATTAAAAACAGAACAAGAACCCGAAAATCCGTGGCAACGTTGGATATACCTATCCAACATGGTTGATTCATGGAGAATATTCCCAAGAGCATTTTTAAGTGTTTACATATTCTTATTGTACTACTGTACTATGTGGTTCATGGAACTTGATGCCCCCACCATGGAACAATCGGGACTTATCAGTATCGTAGTTTGTGCTGGTGCAGCTTGGTTTGGTCTGTATGCTGGGACAGCTAAAGACAAAATCAACGGCCAAGGCGGAAACAAATAACCAATGGCAAACGAAATCGATAAGCAGTTAGAAGAGGCCGCAAAGACTCTTAAACCCGCATTTAAAAAAGTTGTAGATACTCTTGCAGAATCCAATAAAGAGTTTGCTGTAACAGCAGCTAACTTTAGAAATTCTACAAGAGATTCTTTTGCTGGTGCTCTCACGGCAAACAAACTTAAGAATACTTTAGAAGAAGTAGCACAAGGTCTTAAGGAAGGTGAGGGTGAGATAGCTGGTATCGATTTTGGTGAGTTTAAAAAAGTAAACGATAAGATAAATTCACTTGAACAAAAACGTGCAGAAAGATTAGAAACTGCCAACAAGAAAGGTAATGTTCTTTACAAAGCACGTGTAGCGTTTGAGAAGGCGGAAGCCGCTGAACTGGAAGCTGCGACAAGAGGAAAACAAGTCACAGGTGCAGCTTTAGAAAAACTACGAACAGCGAGAGAGGAAGCAGAAAAAACTCTAGCTGAAAAGACCGCCCAACAAACCAAATCATTTGATGAAAATATTGAACGTGAAAAAGAAAACAGAAAGGAATACCAAGACCAGTTAGACAAAGCTCTCGAAGAGATGCAAAAAGAAAGCATGGAATACATGGAAAACATGTCAGGTGCATTCAAAAAACTTACTGGTATTGACCTCATGGGTGCGTTTGACTCTATGGTTGAAAATGTAAATGCTATCGGTACATTATTTACTAGAGGCAAAAACACAGATGTATTCGGTGATATCGTTGGTGGTATTCAGAACATGGGTGAAAATATTTCTAATGGTTTAGCCAAAGCACGTGAAGGTGCTAAGGTAATGGCAACTAATTTAATGGCATCAGGTAAACAATTTCTTAAACAAGGGAAAAAGTTTGCAATATCTGCTGGGTTAATGATAAAAGGATTGCTTTCTTCAGCTGCAGCTATGGTTGCAACTGGTGTATCATTGTTAGCAGCTTCATTAGGACTTTCAGTCCCAGCATTATTGATTGGTCTTGTTGCACTCGCACTGGTAGCTGGTGCAATGTATCTATACAAAGAATCAGAAGGATTTAGAGCCGCTGTCGATACAGTGGTAGATTACTTCATGGATATCATATCAACAATTGGAGATATCTTTGGTGGATTTTATGAATTCTTCGCTGGTCTCTTTACTGGGGACTTCGATAGAATGTTCCAAGGTGTTAAAGATGTCCTTGGTGGATTATGGGATTTGATGTTGACACCTTTCAAAGCAATAGGTGACTTCTTTAAAAATGTCTTTGGTTTTGATATCAAAGCATGGTTAAAAAAGAAAGCAGAGTCATTTGGTTTAGGTTGGTTAATCGATGGTGAAGAACCCAACGAAAAGGTTGAAGCTATGACTAATGGTGCTGACCCTGCTAAAGCTAATGACATGAAATATGCTGACGAAGACATAAAGCAGGAATCCATGGATTACATGGCGGATATTAATGCAATGTCGGATGAAGAACGGGGTGCAAGATTCGATGAACAAATTGCTCGTAGAGAGGAATCATTAAAGAAAGCAGAAGCAAAATTAGCAGAACTGAAAAAGAAACAGGAAGAGAAGCCTGAATGGAGTACGCTTGATTATACAGACCAAATTGAAAAGGCTGAGAGTAATGTTCTTTTCCGCCAAAAAGAAGTAGACCAAAGAACAGCAGACAAACAAAACTTCTTTGACCCCGAAAGACGAGAGTATGACGCACTTACTAAAAGACTCTTAGGAG